ATGGTTGAGGGCCATGTGTCGCAAGACGTGAGGGTTCAAGTCCCTCCCAGCGCACAAAAGCAACACAGGGATGAGTAGGAAAGTATACCATGTGTGCAAAACAAGCGATTTTTTCAGGATCGCGAAAAAACAGACAAGAAAACAAGCACATGGTTTAGCCCTGAAATATTCGGTTGGTAAGGTTCAAGAAGCCGGAGTTGCTGAAATGGATCAAAAAATTAGTAAGTTACAGTCGTTCAATTCCTGGGGCATGGTCACGGTGACCAACGAACAGATCACGGTCATAATGTCAGCCCTCACCCCAGACGGGAAACCGATCACTCGCACTGTCCGCAAAGACAGCGAGCACCCGCTCGGCTTCACCGGGTCCGCCTTAGTCGCCGTCGACCTGGCGGGAAAAGCACAGGGTGTCCATGAAGTCGGTGAAACTGCCATAATGGGCCACCCGGACGTTGAAAAGGTCTTCCAAAGCACTTTGGAGTGGCTGCGACGGACAGCCAAGTAAAGCGGGTATTCGTCTCGGTGCACATCCTATAAAATTCTCCTAAAGCGCCAGAGACATTACCAGGTGGCGGGGTGCCAGCCCCGCCACCAATTTTTTATCTTCCCTTCGTGACACTCACGTATCCACCGGTTACTTGCAGATAGATCGTGTCCTCTTTCTTTCCGAGATAATAGAACAAATAGAAAATCAGTCCAATCCCGAACAAGAGCGTCCAGAGAGTTGCCGCCAAGCACGAGAAGCGCCGGGGCCGCACGAGCTGTGCAGACGTCGGGGTCTGGCTCACAACCCGATAGCCAGCCTTCACGTACTTTTGGATCGCCCGCGTAAGAGCTGGATCGATCTGTCCGGTATTAGGTAACGGCTGATAGGGCTGTTGATATTGCATTGTTTTTCCTTACTCCTTTTCTTCGTTTCTCCTGAAGAGATCACCTGGTTGTATACCAAGCGCAGAACAAATACCAGAAATAGATTCCAGGGAAACCCCATGAACCCGATTATGAACAATATTCATGACCGTCTGGTAATATACACCAGATTCATCTGCTAATTGCTTGACGGTCATACCACGGGACTTGAGAATTTCATCCAATTGAAATTTGTAGGTAATTTGTTCTTTCATGTTTTTTATTATAGCGCAATATTGACAATATGTTATCACCTTGACAACAAAATAGAAAAGTGATAATATATTATCATAAACACGGGGCTGGCACCCCGAAAACTCAAAACAGGAGAATTTTATGGAAAGCGAGCTGTACGCAAAACTTGAAAGTCTCTCAACACCACTGCACCAGATCGCAGCAAAGTACGCAACAAGCGAGGTAGACGCGCAAGACATCTACCAATGCATCATCGAGAAAGCTCTCAAAACCTGTTCCCCCTCAGACACAAAATCCTATATCTGTCAGCTGGCAACTTGGACCGCTCGAAACATGGCTAATTCCGAGCGCATTTACTTGCGCTACGTGACCGTGATCGACGATCGCGAAAGCGACGATGAGGAAGCACTGGACTTCGCGGAAATTTTTGCAGATTCATCGGCTCCTACCCCTGAAGACATGCTGATCGAGAATGAGGCGTGTGCTGAATTCCGGCGCAACCTGGTACACGTTTTCAACCGTTTGGATACTACCAACCAGCGGATCGTACTGATGTTGGCGCGCAAAGTCACCCACGACCGTATCGCTGACTCGTTGGATATTACGCGCACAGCGGTCTCCAACCGGGTACGCAAGCTGCGTGGCATCTTTCAGATGGCTGGTTTGACACCGGCTATGTTGACAGCGTAGGGGGGGTGCGGAATGACTGCAACCACAACCACCACCACGAAACGACCGAACGAATTACCGATCAACATTGACGAGTGGCAGCGCCTGCAAAATTACATCTGGCAGGGCCTGAACGACCGCGGGCAGCGGCTCAACAAGATCGACGTTGGCGCGATGATGTATGGCTTCTCAATAAAGTTCGATCTGGCAGCTATGTACCGGTTCTTCGACTGGGCACAGGTGAACATGCAATACCAGGACGACGAAATCTTAAACACCCTGATCCACGACCTGAATGGCCGGTTTGAAGACCCCAAGATGTTCGACCCGCGAACAAGCAGTTATTAGAACAGGATACCTATGAATTGGATTTATTGCGAGGATCAATTACCTAAGTACGACGCAAAAGCGTCAAATGTCTATTTCGCTTCAGTCAAAATGGATGATGGAAGAACCTACGCATCCATTTGTATATACCACGGAAAAGGTAAGTGGACAAATTTAGATCTTCGCAGTATAACAGTATACGCATGGAGCTACACGCTCCCTGCACCTGAAAGATAAAACCAAGAGACACTAAAAGCTCCGGATCGCTCCGGGGCTTTTTTTTATACCTTACAGTTGGTGTCCATTTTATCCCGGCGTTTGTTGAATAACCAGGAGATCATTATGGACGAAAAAACGATACTTTCGTTGGCTAGCTGGACAAATCCAAAAGAAGTCCAAACCAAATACGGCCCGCGTTATCTCCGGGAAGCAGCCAAGACCGAAGCCTTCTCCGCTGCCTGGCGTGAGCATAAGGACGAAATGAAAGCCCTGGGTGCGACCTGGACGAAGGATGAGCGCACCGGCGAGTGGTCGCTGGTCTGGTGGCAGCAGATCCCCGCGGAGGAGTTGGCCAAGCGTGCCGCCTCCGTGGAGGCAAGTCGAGCAGTATCCGCAGACATTGATCTCCCGCACCCGGACGGTCTCGACTACATGCCTTTCCAGAAGGCGGGCATCCGGTATGCACTCGACCGTGACGGCGTCCTGATCGGCGACGAAATGGGACTCGGCAAGACCATCCAGGCCATCGGCATCATAAACGCTGATCTGGCGGTCGATTCGGCCCTGGTAATCTGCCCCAAGTCTCTCAAACTGAACTGGTACCGGGAGCTGACCAAGTGGCTGACCAAGCCGCTGACAGTCGGGATCGCAGACGGCCACTGGCCCAGCACACAGATCGTGATCGTGAACTACGAGGCCCTGGGTAAGTTCTTTGAGCTTGCCACTGAGCGCACCTGGTCGGTTTGTGTGGTCGATGAAGCCCATTACATCAAGAACAAGAAAAGTCAGCGGTCGATCAACGTCAAAGCCATTGCCCGGAAAGCTCGCCGTAATGTCCGCATGACCGGTACGCCCATCGTGAACCGGCCCATCGAACTGTACAACATCATCTGCGACCTGCACCCTGCCTGGGCTAACTGGTGGCAGTACGCCAAGAAATACTGCAACGCCATCGACAGCGGGTACGGTCTGGATGTATCCGGCAACGCCAACCTGGACGAGTTGCAGAAAAAGCTCCGGGAAACCGTCATGGTGCGCCGGTTGAAAAAGGACGTGCTCACCGAGCTGCCGAAGAAAATCCGGCAGATCATCGAGGTCGAGTGCGACGAGACCGGCGAACGTGCAGCCGTACGAGCTGAGAGTGATTTCGAGGCCCGGAGCGAAGCGCGCCTGGCTGATCTGCGAGCTGCCGTTGAATTATCAAAAGCCGAAAGCGACGAAGCCTACCAGGCAGCCGTCGAAAGGCTGCGGGAAGCGTCCACGGCGGAGTTCACTGAAATGTCGAAGCTGCGCCATGAGACCGCGCTCGTAAAAGTGCCGGCTGTACTCGAACACGTGCGCACGATCCTTGAGGACGACGCGGATCAGAAGATATTCCTGGCCGCGCACCACCACGACGTGATCGAGCAGCTGGGCCAGGGTTTACTTGATTTCTACCCGGTCACCCTGACCGGCGAGACCAAACTGGAAGATCGGCAAAAGGCAGTCGACCGCTTCCAGACCGATCCGGCCTGCCGTGTGTTCATTGGTTCGATCACGGCAGCCGGTGTCGGTATCACCCTGACCGCGGCTAACCTGGTCATCTTTGCTGAGCTTGACTGGGTACCTGGAAACGTTACCCAGTGCGAGGATCGTTGCCACCGTATAGGGCAGACAATGCCCGTGTTGGTCCAGCACATAGTTCTCAAGGACAGCATCGATGCCCGCATGGCCAACGTTCTTGTATCCAAGCAGGCCGTGATCGACCAGGCACTGGACGTGAAACACCCGGAACGCCAGCAGCCGGTTTATCAGCCCCGGAACGCAGCGGCCACCCACGGCGCGACTGTGGACGATCTGGCCAGCCTGGCCACAAAGATGACAGACCGCCAACGAGAAGCGGTGCAGGGCGCCCTGCGCCAGCTTGCCTTTATGGACGTCGACCACGCCAGCGAGTGGAACGGTCAGGGATTCAATAAACTGGATTCCAGGATCGGTCACGACCTGGCAGAGCGGGGGAGTCTGACTCCAAAACAGGCAGCCCTGGGAATGCGGTTGGTCAAGAAGTACAGCAAGCAGCTGCCGGATGAGATCAACCAGGTGCTGAGAGGAGAGCAGGAGTGAGCCACTGGATCGACGACCGGTATAAAGATTCATACGAGCCGGGAGAGTATGACACTTACCCAGCTGATCAACTTCGCCAGCCGGTTCCGGGTGAGCCAGACCTGAAAGACGTGTTGAAACCCGGCGATTATTTTGAGGAGTGGAACACCGTTCCAGTCCACGGGCATCTCGTGATCAAGCTGTGTAAATCGCACTACCTCCATAGCGACCTGATTTTTTACAAGGTCCTCTGTATCTGCAAGGATTACGCCGCTGATAATGTTCTGATAGATCCTCACTTGTCCGGTATCGGATTTCTAGTATACCGGTTCGGAGCCATCAGACCAATCCATGAGCGCTACAAAGAGATCTATTTCGTAAAACCGTTGCCAGATGATTGGGCGATCGGGAAAGGATTATCTGATTACTTTCATCACCTGGGCGATCCAGAACAGTTGTCTTTATTTTGAGAGGAGATTAGGAATGAGATTCGCAGAAGAGGCTAATTATTTTTCAACAACTGTACATCCTGCTGCTAGCATGGGAGAAATTCAAGCCATGTTGGATGACTTCGGGGCAGACACCATCCAAACGATGACCGGGTTCAATAACGGGAAATCGTATTGGATGATCCGCTTCAAGTGGTTGGATAAGTTTTACCGCTTTACTTTTCAGCCGCTGACATGCCAAAATCCGGACAAACTTTTTACCATTGGCGGAAAGAAACGTACTGTGTCCGAGCAGGCAAAGTATCAAATGGGTAGGATCGCGGTGAACGCAGTCAAAGCGGTACTCACCGCTGCGGAAGCAATGCCGGGTACCCTGTACGGGTTCACCGAGCTTCCGGTTATGAACGAAGATGGTATACCGGCCATTGTTTCCGAGATTGATATTTCAAAATTCAAAAATGCTCTGCCCGCTCCAACCAGCAAGAACGGTAAATGAAATGAGAGACTACGCATACCCAAACCAGTGTGGAGTTTACGAGAAAGACCAGTGCCAGGTAATCATCGGCAGCGGCGACGGCTGGTTTGTTCAGATCTTCATCGCCCAGGTCGGTGAGAGCGATTTTCGCTCATCCTACTCTTTCCGCATCAACTACCGGGGCACCAACAGCGGTATGGGATCACTTCCAAGTATCGGCAATAAAAAGTGTAAAGACAACGACGCAGCCATGTTCAACGCAGTCTCAGCAATTCTTGATCAAATGCACTGGTACAAAAACAATCATTACAGCGTGCCGCCTGGACTCAAGCGCTGGCTGAGCACCCTTGAGCAGCCCAGCTTGTTCAATCTGGAAACGCAGCCGCTCCGACCTCTTTCCCAGAAGGTGACCAATGTACAATGAGTGGGCAACTCCACAGGAATTTTACGACGCGATCAATGCCAGGTTCGGGTTCACCTGTGACGTGTGTGCGCTGCCAGAAAACGCCAAACACAAGAATTACTACACCCCAGATGTAAACGGCTTGGTGCAAGCCTGGTCGGGAGTATGCTGGATGAACCCGCCATATAACAATGTGCCGGTATGGGTAGAGAAAGCCTATCAGGAGTCGCAGCGCGGGATCACCGTTGTGGCCCTGTTGGCCAGTCGATCAAGCGAAACGGTATGGTGGCATAACTACGTGATGCGGGCAAGTGAAATCTGGTTTGTAAAAAACCGTCTGCACTTCGCCAAAGGAGGCATCCGATCCAGATCCAATCATGCCAGTACGATCGTGATTTTTACCCCGTTTTGCTCGGGTCCGCCAGTGACAAGCCAGATCAATACCCTGGGTCAGTTCATCGGCCCGGAGCGTCAGCAGCCGTCATTTGACTTTATCTACCACGATGCAACTCTTGCACAATAATTTGGTTCCTGATGATTACCCAGCCATCTTTATTTCCTGACGAGCCGGATCAAGACTTTTGGGATCATTTCAACGAGGCACCAGAGCCGTCACCGGTTCGTTTTTATTGGCCATACGATCCTCACGTGAAAGGAGTTTACGTCGGTTCCCTTGTCGTTCAAAATAAGTGCATGGTAATTGTTGAAATCGACAGCAAATGGTATGTCTTTCACCCATTCTATGTCAGACCTGACTGCTAAGAAAACGCCCCGGAAACGGGGCTTTTTTATTGTCACGAATTGGTGTCAAAAACGAATTGGCGTTTGTTGATTAAGTGGAGGCTTCTATGGCTGAAAAACCTGTAATTACCCGGATCGATTTAGAAGAAATTTACCGAAACCGTGTGGTTATAAAAAAGTGGTATCAGGGCTGGGATGAAGATCACCCCAGCGCCCCGAACATCGAAGAAGAATTAGACGGATACCTGCCAATCATACTCACCGAGTACGAGAAATACGGGTACACCTGCGAAATGGCAGACGCCACCCACGGACGTGCTTTGCGAGGTACCACCACCCGGATCGACTTTATCCTCTCGACCAATGGCTGGCACATCCGGAAGTACCCGTATGGATGGACCGCCAAGACCCAGCCAATTGAGGACAAGCTGCAACCGGAATCTGTTGTGCAATCTGCAATCGCCTGGTGCAAGCAGCAGGGATGGGTAATGCGCGAATGGCCGAACGGCGCCCGCGCCTTCAAAGACAAAGAGCGTCCAGTCCGGGATGCCTCAACGATCCTGTCCATGCGCCGCACCATCGAGGCGCAGTACGCTCGTGGCGATCTGTCCTCCGGAAACATGAAATTCTACGACTTCGCTTTTGACTACTAGGAGGTATTTATCGAGTGAGATTTTTGAATTTGCCGATTCCCTAACCCTAATCACTTTGGAGAGTGAAATGACTGAAAAAGATTATGCACTTGTATCCCTGTTCCACCCATCGACCGCGAAGGTGAATATCCCTCTCGACCTGGTTACGGAACTTACCGCAGACCAGGCCACAAACCTGGTCAAATCCGTGGACACCCTGATCGCTGCGGGCTTCACGGTAAACCTGCCCGGTCTGATGGACGGCGAAAATTACGAGCAGATCGGCGCGGCAGTCCGCCGCGAAAAACAGAACGACGACTCAACCGTCACGACCGTAGTCGACGTATACCCGGTCAACGGAAACTTCCGCTTGATCGGAATGTACCTGAATACCGCGGACGACATCAAAAACTTCGAGACCGCGACTGGCCTCAAGATCGACGCCATGCCTTTGTACGACGGAGCTCCCATCGAACGCGGCAAGAACACCCGGCTCGATAAGTTCATCGTACCGGTCAAGACCGCAGCAAAGCTGGTCTGGAAGCTAAATCCGAAATGGGAAGGCGACAACGACCAAAGGCACGCCAAGCGCTCGTTCGTGCGCTGGGATGGCCTACGCCCAGCCAACAGCGAGACCAACGGCAACGGTGAGGCGCACACGGAGCAACCGGCTCCACAACTGACAGCCCAGCCACAGCACGCCATGACCCTCGAAGAAGCTGGGCAAACCAAGACACCAGGTGGTGCTGACATCGGCAAACTGGACGACGCGAAACTGCTCACACTGTCTACTTCTACCGCTCCGAACGTTACCCCAGTAATGCGTACGGCGGCTGGAATGATCCTACAACACAACCTTGAACTAAAGGCAAAAGCCGGAGCAGGAGTACCTAATGCCGTTCCCGCGATGTGATGTTGAAGTTGTCGGAAATCTTGGGCGCGATCCGGAAAGCCGATTCACTCCGACCGGTCAACCTGTGACCAGCTTTTCAGTGGCTGTTACCCGCAAGTGGACGGACAACGACCAGCCAAAAGAAGAGACCACCTGGTACCGTGTCACCACCTGGGGAAAATTGGCCGAAGCCTGCCGGAACCTTGAAAAAGGCCAACAGGTGCTTATCAAGGGTTACTTGAAACCAGACCCAAAAACAGGCGGTCCAGTGATCTACAATCGCCAGGATGGCAGTCCAGGAGCATCTTTCGATCTTACTGCACAGGAGGTCTGGCCAAGCCTGTTCGGCAGATCGGTTCCTACCACTGCGGCAGAGCCGGCAGACGAAACCGAAGAGATTCCGTTCTAAGTTCAGAGATAAGGGGCAAGAAATTGCCCCTTTTGTCTTTTCTACAAATTATCAATCAATGTCCAAAACAGATCGGCGCTTGTTGTATCTCAAGGAGACCAACCGAATGCTAAATATTTTCAAAACCATCAGGACTACAAACCAACCCGTAAAGGGTGTATGGCTGGCAGCCACACCCGGAACCGTTACCCTCGTCCATTCGGGGATCAAATGCAAGCTCACTCCGAAACTCGCCCGCGAAGTGTCAAAAGATCTTTTACGGTTCGCAGATCTGGCCGAAGGTATGCCAACGGAAAGCGAGGCAACAGGATGAACACTGTCCGCAAAGTTGACCCAAAGGCATATTACCTGGCGCTGATCGAGAGTATGCCGTATGGACTCGAAAAAGCGATTTCAAGGATTCTCCTCAACCACATTGGTGAGGAGAATGGCATTTTCAAGTTCGACCTGATCAGTTCCCTGAAATCCGTCGGTTTCAACATCGATGAGCGCCACCTTCGCATGGCCATCTACAACTTGCGACATGATGGCTGGCTGATCGGCTCCCTGTCGACGGCTGGCTACTTCCTGATCAAGAACCGGCAGGAATTCGAGAAGGTCGCCAAAAACGAGTTCCAGGAAAAAATTGACAACATGAAAGACACCCTGGACGTGATGACTACCAACGCCAACAAGCAGCTCGGACAATCCTACCAACCAGGAATGCAGATATGAGCGAAGATAAAATCGCCATCGAAAACGGCAGTAAAGACCACACCTATTTCACGATCTCGCCCAGAATTGTCTGGGCCTTGTGCCGCAATCCCTTTGATTTTGCCTTATGGCAGACCGTGAAGGACATCGCGGGTGACAGTAAAGAGTGCTTTATCAGCAGCCCTGACCTGGCTATTCTGGCCATGATGAGCGTTGGCCAGATCGATAATTCCCGTAAGTACCTGATCACCGTGGGACTTCTTGAAGGCGAGGTAAGGCGCGATCCCGGCTATCCGCTGCCCGTATGGCACCTGAGAGTGCCTGATCTCTGGGAAAAAAGCACGGTTTGGAGTGTTGATCACCAGACCATCCGCTCCAGGATCGACTTCAAACGCCAACAACAGGCCAGAATTCGGGCTGAACGTGAAGCCAAAAAAGCTGGTGCGGGTGATCTTTCACCCAGTGAAAGAGTATGTTTTTCACCCTGTGAAAGACCCCCTCTACCTGGTGAAAAACCCCCTCTACCCAGTGAAACAAAGAAGATAGAGAAAGAAGAACAAAAAGAATCTTTGTCCGCTACCGCGGACTCCACACATTCTCGAACAGCCGTTACCAAGAAAGGTGACCTACTCGATGGGATGCTACACTTCGCGGCTGTCGCCTCTGATCCTGGCGTTGCCCTTGAAGCACGCATCCTGGAATACCCAACGGACGTACAGGAAACGCTGCGTACCTTGACCGAGTTGTACTTCTGGCCCGTTGGCGCGATTCCCGGAAAGCCCCGCAGCGGTAAAGGTGGTCAATACGCGGCTTGGATCAACGAGCTGCGCAATATCAACCAGATCATCGGCGGGTACGGCAAAGAAGCCCTTGAAGCCACAACAGCGCCATGCGCTGGCCTTTCCATCAGTCGCCCGGCAGGAATCACCTGGTGTCTGGCTGGTGAAATCGGAAAGATCGCAAAGCGCGAACAAAGAAAGCCCGCAGTGGTTGATACCCCGCTTACCCGTACACTTGAAAACTTTGTCCCCAGGAAACCAACGCCCAGACCTGCATTTCTTGAACGCCAATAATCCAGGAGCGAATTATGTCCGATGACAATATGCCGGAATTGAATACCATGCCACACAACCGGGAAGCCGAGGAGGCTGTTCTCGGCTCCGTTCTGATCAGCCCGGAGGCTTACTTCGAGGTGGCTGAACACATCAAAGCAGATGACTTTTATGTCGTCCGGAATCAGTGGATATGGGAAGCCGTCAGCCAGATGCACGAGAAGCGAATTCCGATCGACTTTGTAACGATCTCCGAGCAACTGGAATCCGCGGGTCAGCTTACTGAGATCGGCGGCCCGGCGTATCTGACCAAACTGATTAGCGACACCCCGACATCTCTCCATGCTGAGGCATACGCCAAGCTAATCAAGGCTACCGCTACCCGTAGGAGATTATTGAACGCTGCAAATCAAATCGCCAGACTGGCCTATAACACCGAAACGAGCGTCGAGGATGCAGTCACTGGATGTATTGCGTCTGTTGTCGAAATTGCCGGAGATGCCACCAGTGGTCAGATCAAGACAGCCAAGCAGGTGTTTTCCGAGGTATACGACCAGGTCGATCAATTATCCCAGCAGCCACAGGATCAGTTTCCGGGTGTGCCCACCGGCATTTACGACCTTGACCGCCTCATGGGTGGTGGAATGCAAAAATCCCGCTTGTATGTACTGGGTGGCCGTCCCGGACAAGGAAAGACCAGCCTTCTCCTTACCATCTTGCATTATGCGGCCTACGAGAAGCGCAAGAAGGTGGCCGTGTTCAGTCTTGAAATGGACAACAACGAGCTGGGTCAGCGTATGGCCTCGATGGATTCAAGTATTGAAGGTCAGGCGATCCAAACTGGAAAACTCCAAGATGGCGACTGGGAAAAGTTCACTCACTCGATTGAGGGATTGTCAGAAGCCCCGATCCTGTTTGACGACACGGCTTACCTGTCACCAGCGCAGCTCCGGGCCAAGAGCAAACGTATTCAGGCGCAGTACGGCCTTGACCTGGTTATCCTGGATTATCTGGGTTTGCTCACCCCTGACCGCCAGTACAAAAGCCGAGTGGATGAGGTGTCGGAAGTCAGCCGCTGTCTGAAACAGCTTTCCCGCGAACTGAAGGTGCCGATTTTAGCCGCTCACCAGCTCAACAGAGCGGTCGAGCAGCGTGCCGAGAAAAAGCCGCAGCTTTCTGATCTGCGCGATTCTGGATCAGTAGAGCAGGATGCAGACGTTGTCTGGCTGATCAGCCAGGACGAACGGAATACCCACATCGTTCACCTTGAGGTAGCAAAACACCGAAATGGGCCAACCGGGAACGTTGATATGCTTTTCCAAAAGTCTACTACGCAGTTCGTTTCACTTGCCCGCGGAGTCTGATAATGTCCAATATCATCACCGATCACCCATTACTTCCTGAAAGTGAGACCCGTGAACTGCTGCGAGCCTACCAGGAAAACCACGACATGACTGCTGCGGAACGGTTGATCGCTCACAATGAGCGGTTTATTTATCGCATGGCAAACTTTTACTACACCACGGGAGCGTGCGGCGACCAGGAGATCGAAGATCTAATGCAGTGGGGCCGCATGGGGATGCTCAAAGCCATGAAGGACTTCAATCTGTCTGCTGGCACCAAGTTCATCACCTATGCTTATGAGTGGGTACGCCTGTACATCGGTCGGTACGGGAAAAGAGACGGGCAAGCAGTCTCCATGTCCTACCAGGCGAACAGGCGCAAAGCGGCTGTTGGTAAAGCACAGGCAACATTCATCCAGCATCATCACCGTAACCCGACCAGTGAGGAGCTGGCCGAGCTTACGGGATTTTCACCAAAAAAAGTATCAAGCCTGTGCGTGCGCGTTGAATCTCTTGATAAAACCCTCTTTGAGAACGATTCCACTGATGATACAACCCTCGGCGAGCGGCTTCCTGATCCGGACGCTGATACAGCCGGCGAAGCTGAAAACTCAGCCATGATCACTCAGGTTATGGAAAAGCTGGAACGGCTGCCACACCGCGACCAGCAAGTGATCATTCTCCTGTTTGGGTTGGGCGGTATTGAACCGCAAAGTCTGCGTCAGGTTGCTAACAAGTTCAAGGTGTCCCCGGAGCGAGTTCGCCAGATCAAATTCTCGGCCCTCCTGTGGCTGCGGGAAACATCCCTTTTTGATAAGCGCGGTTACTGACCAATCGGTGTCCAAAACATACCGGCGTTTGTTTAATAAGCAGAACCTTGACAACGGAATATTCACCAAAACCTGGGCGCTGACAGCCTGACTTGCCCCCCTCAAGCCAGACGGGCCGTACCGTTCGAGCCGGTAGCGTCCACCTCGCAAGACGTACGATTGCGAGCGCTGATAAGCTAGAATCGGCGCGGGCACGGCAGGTGGCAGAGCGGATGATCGTTCGCTCTCAGAGTTCGACACTCTGCGTGTCCAATTCCCGGACGTGGGTTGCCCCCCTCAACCTGCATCCGGGGAAATCTTGAACCGAAAGGATACCTCATGGTCAATATGACGGTAGCCAGAAAGACCCTGCTGCGGTCTTTGAAAAACCGTGAATTCAGGAATAGCATCCGGATCATCCGGATGATGGCAAAAAAACAAAGCTAGTTCCACCCTGGGCTGCGATACCTGAAATGTCCCGATCATTTCAGAGGATCACCACCGTCCGAACCGGTGAAGCCCACCTATTCGGTGCACGACATGCCCCCCTCATGCCGTGACCGGAGAACCATCCCGGCCAGAAGGTTGCCCCCCTCAACCGGCTGGCCGGGAACTTTGAAAGCAAGCCCTGGTGTGGCGGCCCATTGGCGGACCAAACCCACCAGTTTGTAATTCCTGCCGTGTTCGTGACTGTCTCCTCGTACTCAACTAACAGCGTCCGGTTTGTGTCGGAAGCGAGACGGGGAACAGATAGACGGCGCGGCGGGCACGTGGCAAAACCCGCTGTCCTCATGGGAGAGCCAGCAGCGGATAATGCAAGCCCCTGACCACGACACGCCCCACACGTGTTATGGCAGGGAACTTTGCGGGATGGAGGAGTGGAACCTCGTCAGGCCCATAACCTGAAAATCGGCAGTCCGAATCTGCCTCCCGCAACAAGCCATATTCATGCTAACGTCGGCAAGGCAGGAAGTGGAACCATCGATACTTCTACGAGGCGCGGCAGCCGGGAGAGACCGGTGAACCATTTGCAGTAAATCACGCCCAGCAACATCTTACTGGTATCGGGCTTGATCATCCGGGGCGCTGCCCTCCATGCCCCGGATCATGCGGGAGCAAGGTTGGCTTTGTTGATGCGTAACCTGGTGTATATCGCATCTGCGCACCAGGCAGAAAGACAAGGTTGCCGGTTCGATTCCGGCCTCCTGCCCTCGGCGGAGTGGTGAGCCGCCAGTATTCTCCTTTTTGGCAGCCTCCTGAGTACAGCCGGGAGGCTGCCGAGTTCCCCAACGAGGTGTGATGAAAAAAATACTCAATATAAATTCCCTTCTCTGGATCGTTTACATGGCACTGCTTGCAGTGCTTTTTCCGCATACCGCCTGGGCGTTCGGCCAGTTCGAGCCGGACAGCGGGCAGGTGTGGGTTCCCTGGGCTGCGGCACTGGCCTTCGAGGCGGCAATCGCGGCGCTTACCGGGAAACTGTCTAAGCACATCGAACAGACCCCGAAGCGGGTTTCACCACGCCGGAAATTCAGTTATCGCTACCTGAATGCTTATTCGCTCGGTTTGGTGGCTGCGCTCGGTCTTTCTTCGCTGGCCAACCTGGCGCACGCGGTGCAGTTCGGCAAACCGATGGCCATCTTCACCGAATGGGGCATCCCGATCCAAGTATATGCAATCGCCTTCGGTGCGATCCTTCCCCTGATCAGCTTGACCTTCGCTCGCGTTCTGTCCAACGTCGTAGAGACCGAAGCCGAGGACGATCCGGAACTGGCGGAAGCGAAGGCCACCATCGCCGACCTTCGCAAGCAGTTGAGGGAAGCGAACGCGGCTGCGGAGCAGGCAAATGAAAAATCAAGAACAGCAGCCAGTCGATTAGGTACGACGGGCATTTTGTTTGCTGACGACAAGAAAGATCGAATCATCGGCATACATCAGATTTGGCCCGCCTTGACCGGTTCAGCAATCGCGGTGATCGCCGAAGCCAGCCCGGCGTATGTTTCGGAAGTCCTGAATTCCACGGAGGTGCATGGATGAGCAAGTTTACCAAGAAAGAAGTCCTAGCCATGAGCATTGAGCAGCTGCGGTTAGAAATCGCAAAGGCAAAGGGGTGGACTGATATAAATACAGACCATTGGTTCGCAGACCGGCCTACTGAAATTGCAAATTGCTATGTTTGTGAGGATGTCCCAAACTGGCCAACCGACATCGCAGCAGCATGGGAGCTGGTAAAGGATGGGAAATACCCGTGCGGGATAATCTCAATCGCCAGGCCATTGGATAGCGAAAAAAAGTTTGAAGGCGGGTGGCGTATCTGGTACAGGACAGAATCTGGATTTTTGTCCGAGTTCATCGATACAGATACCGCAGCGCGCGGTATCTGCTGCGCCTGGCTGATCTGCAATCCATAGGCGTAGGGATGAAAAGCCGTCTCTGCCTATTTGTTCACTGGCTGGCCGGTCTGGTGGACCGACTGCTGAATTGGCTGCGCGAGCTTGAATTGGCGCTGTCGCACGGATGTAGTTATCGATAACGAGGAGTGGAGGTGGAGTGATGTCAGTAAACGATTTTTACGTTTACCAAAACAACGAAACCGGACTATGGGCTGTTGGCCACCATGCGTGGCTTGGCGGAAACTGGGGAAATGATCGTTATACCGATGTTGTTATCGGGCTTCAAACGAAAGAAGAAGCCGAAAAAGAAAAAGAGATACTGGAGAAGAGATTATGAAACTATCAACTTTTATCGCCGCCATAACCTGGTCGTCCCTGATCGTCTTGATTTGGCTGATGCTGCTTGGCCGCATCGATGTAAACGTCGGAACCGTGACCGCCGGTATCTTTTTCTTTATGGTCGCTGGGGCAAGCTCGATCCAGAGCAACGTACCGGAAAAGCCGAAAGACCCGAAGGCTCCGATCCCGCCCGGCACCACACCGAACAAAAGATAAAAATGGCACACAAGCCCCTATTCCTGAACCATGCGGAAGTTGACATCTACTGCCCGGACTGCCAGGCAGAAGGACGCGGCGCGGTCAAGCTGGTGGTCAAGACGGCCCACGCAACCGGTAACCAGTTCCTGGGGTGTCCGCGCTGGCCGGAGTGTGGTCACATGCGACCGATACCGGAAACCATGCGGATGCAGGCCCAGGGCCAACCGAGTCTGTTTTGACCATGAGAATTTTCATCCGGTTTGTTCAATGGTTTTTCTGTAAGATCGGCGGCCCGATCAATTCTCCATCTCTTGATGGTCGCTGCGTTTACTGCAAAAAGCACCACGGCCCCCGCTGATCCGGGGGCTTTTTGGTGTCAAAGTGGCCCTGGCGTTTGTTTAATAACTACGAGGTGAAACATGGAGATCCACACAAGCGGTTACCACCCAAAGATCGACCGAATGATGCGCGGCATGGAGCTGCGTCAAAAAATAAAAGATGAACGCTGGAAAAACATCCGACGCCAGCAAATGGTCGCATGGTACTGGAACGGTAGGGAAGCCCTGGCCATGATGGCCTTGATGCACATCGACAAGGGCTGGGAAGCCTGGTACGACGACAACAACAACGTGCCAGAAACCGGCAGCTCTCAGGAGCGCACCATGCTGATCGAGCGCCGCATCCAAGCGTTGATCCCGGAGTACAAGCCCGCTGTGGCCAAGCTGCACCGCGGTGTGTTCGTGTGGACAGAGCGTTATCAGTACGGAAACTACGGCAGCGCCTGTTTGATCGATGACTACCGCCTGGTGCACGACTTCGATAATGCGGCAGCCGCTCACACGTTCATTGATCGCCTCGAATCCTGGCAGATCGTGTCAGGCACATTCAAAGACAAGGAGTGAGGTATGGGAGAAGTAAAGAAAATTGCGATCCATAAGGGTGTGTCCTCAGAACTGGCCGATCTTATCCAGCAGGGATACGATGACCTGATTGCCGCAAAAGAAAAGGCAAAAAAGGAACGCGAAGGCAAAAAACTGAACGAAGAGAAAATGGCTGTTGATTCCGAAAGAATGGCCATTGAGCTGCTCCCGGAGCCAATGCGTCCGTATGCAAAGCTGGAATACCAGAACGGTGGAAATCGCGTAGTTATCCAGATTCCCGGATGCGCGGTGATCAGCCGGAAAGTGTGGGTGGAGAAAGCCTACATTGATGGCCAGGAAAAAGTAATAAAAGCACACTGGATGACGGCCGGAGATAATATCGACTTCCGAATCTCGCAGTATACCGCAGACGAAGGCGAGGTACACCTCCACGATATTGGCTTCGGAGATTTATCGAACGACCCGCTGCGTGCTCTTGCTCTTGCTGCGGAATTCGGCGACACGAAAGAGAAAGCCGAAGCCGATGCTGAAAAGCAACGCGCGGATATAAAAGCCTGCGAGATGAGAGCCGCGAAAACTCCCAAGCGAGATGAATACAGCGACCGCATGTTTTGCCCGTTCAACGGTGGCCAGTCAGGAAATGCAGTCTGCGACCGCGAGAAATGCGCCCTGTGGGTTCCTCTGACCAATCAAAGCGGTGGCTGCGGAATTCTGTTTATCGGTCAACCCTAAGCGGGTATTTATTTTCAGGAGGATCAGATATGCCAAAAGTGTACGTAGCACGCAGAACCTGCGGCTGTATCTCAGCCGCGTTCCCGATGACAATGGATCGGGACCAAAAAGCCGAGCTGCTCAAGCAGTTCGCAAAAGCCGGGTACGACATCGACCAGGCCGAAGAGGAAGAGGTCAAATACCGCTTCAACACGGCCTGTTCCTGCAACCGGTCCACCCAGCCATCTCTGCTCGACTTCGCTCCGGATGAAGGCGCGGACGAAGAGGACGTAAACGCCGCGGCCACCGAGGACTTGACCCCGGACGGGAATGCTGACGAGCTGCTCGAGCAGACCGACCCGGACGTCACCCTGGAATCCGCACATGGCACCGGCGAGAGCATCGATGATGCCCCTGTCGCAGAAACCGGCGACGTTGTCGCGGAAGGCGACGATCAGGCAGATGCAGCGTTCCAGGAAGCCCATGCTGCCGTACCGGAAACCGATCCATTCTAGCCAGGAGCCAAGACAATGAGCGAAAACCCAGTCAAATTACAGGAAGCCCTGCAGCACCTGGCCAAGCTACGTAAGGAAGAAGAGCACCTCCTTGCTCAGTACGAGGCGTGTAACCAGAACGTGATCCGGACGCCAGAGTGGATCGCCATGCAGGAAATCAACGAGCAGCGAAGCGCAAAAAAGCACGACATCGAAATCCTCGTTGACGGCATCAAGCAGGCTGCGCTCGCTGAATACCAGGCAACCAAGCAAAAAGATCCGATCACCGGCATTACGGTGAAGATCTACAAGGTGATCAAGTACGATGCGGAGAAGGCTGAAGCCTGGGCAAAAGAAAAGATGCCGGAGATGCTCGTTCTCGATGAAAAAGCCTTTGAGAAGTACGCGAAGGCTGTCGCCGATGTCGCCCCGGTCCCCTGTGTCGAGTACCTCGATGATCCACGCCCGCAGATCGCCTCAGACCTCAGCGATTATCTCCCCCAGGAGCCAACCAGTGAAGAAGAACCGTTCTAGGCTCAACGTCAAGCGCTACCTGAACAAGAACCACATCCCGCACCAGCGCATCATCAACGCCGAGGGTAGGCGTGTCTGGTTGATCGGAAAGCAGGAATTCCCCTCTCTCGCCGCCTTCGCTTCCACCTTCGACGCCAAAGCCACCACTCCAGAAGAGAAATCGGAGAATGAAGCGAAATTCAGTGCAACTGCTTGAAACTAAGCCGTTGAGCGAGAGTGAATCTGTACGGGCAGCCTGCGACTGGTACGAGGTAAACCAGGCCCATTACAGCCCACAAGAAGTGGCGGAGTTGTTCGGAATAGACTGGCGAAAACTTGATGATGAAATTCGCCGGCGAAAATCCAATGGCAAGTAAACAATAACCGGTCGGTGTCCAAACCCGACCGGCGTTTGTTTAATATACAGGAGAATTTCACCTATGCCAAAAATCTCATTTATCGATCACTCATTCTCGGCAGCCAGCCTTGACCTCCTGCACACGACTGACCACATCATGGTCGAGTACGCCAAGCAGGGATACCGGCTGACCCTGCGCCAGCTGTACTACCAGATGATCGCCCGCGACCTGTTTCCTGAATCCTGGCGCGATCCACAGACCGGAACCAAGAACAACATCCGCAACTATAAACGCTTCGGTGACCTTGTGAATAATGGCCGCCTGTCCGGGTATCTGGACTGGGATTACATCGAGGATCGAGCACGAGAGACCGTTTTCCCAGCCTACTGGGATTCGCCCTCTGACATCGTTGTTGCCTGTGTCCAGCAGTTCCGCTTCGATAAGTGGAAGGATCAGGAATGCCACATCGAGGTCATGGCCGAGAAGGACGCCGTCTCCGGTATCCTGACCCCGGTCTGCCGCGAGCTGCAGGTGCGCTTCACCGCCAACCGCGGATATGCTTCTTCCAGCCTGTTCTACGAGGTTAGCCAGCGTCTTACCAACGCCATCAAGATCGGCAAGGATGTCGTGATCCTGTACCTGGGCGACCATGACCCGTCCGGTATCGATATGACCCGCGACATCATCGACCGCATGGAAATGTTCACCCGTACCGGCATCGAAGTGCGCCGCCTTGCCCTGAACATGGACCAGGTAAACCTGTGGAATCCACCGGAAAACCCGGCGAAGGACACCGACAGCCGCTTCGCTGCGTACCGGAGTGAGTACGGTGACAGCAGCTGGGAGCTGGACGCCATCGAGCCGAATGAGCTGGCCGCCCTGGTGCGTAAAGAGGTGAAATCCATGCGAGACGACGATCTGTGGGAAGAAGCGGTCGAGCGCGAGGACGAAGCAAAGGCCAAGTTGCGCGAGATCGCTGACAGCCTGTAATTCAAGGTGAATCGATAATGTCCACTCTTGATACCGATGTGATCAAACGAGAGGCCATTCCTGGAATGGTTGAGGCGTATAACACAGCTTGCAGCGAGGTAGATCAGGCGTTTGCCTTATTTGCGTCAGCTAGGGCGAGGTTGAATGCTGCTTTTGGTCACGATACTGATTTCGATCCAATCTATAAACTGCGCTACCACTCTTCACCTGACGAAATGAAAAAAGACATCAGGAAAACAGCCTGGCGTGCATTTCTGGATCGGCTTGAAATCAGAAAGTTTATGTCCATCAAAGACCTGGACAAGCTGGACAAACAACTGGACACGAACACGATCCCGGAGATCACCCTGGAAGCACTCATTGAAATACAAACCGGGATGATCAATTCTGCTCCGGAGTATGCAAAGAAAATGGCCATCGAGGCGTTTGAAATCTTGATGCCTGGAACGTCAGAACGCAACCCATACAAGACCAACAAAAAGAACGCGCGCCGTAAGTTGGGTAAGAAAGTTATCTTGTCCTGGTTTGTTGAAGTCTCGTGTGGCAGATACATGGTGAACCATTACCACGACAAACAGTTGATGTGCGTCGATAAAGTCTTTCATACCCTGGATGGTAAAGGCGTGCCGCGAGGTTATAACACCCCACTGGTGGATGCGATCAACACGACACAAGTAGAAATCGGGAAAGGTGAGACTGATTATTTCAAATTCTGGTGTTATCGGAACAACAATTTACACCTGGAATTCAAGCGTCTCGATCTCGTTCAGAAACTGAACCGGGTTGCAGGGAATAATTCACAAATTGGAGATTAGGAGTGACCTATGAAGTGTGCAAAATGCGGAAAGCCAACCAGTGAGTTCAAGATGATACTGTGGACCCGCGGCCCGAACGGGAACCGGCGCTACGCGATCTGCCCGAAGTGTGAACCGGCTGTCGAAGCCGACAATAACAAGGACAAGAAGCCGTACGATGTTCAAATTCGACAATAAAGACTTATTGACAATCATTACCCTGTGCAACGAGCTGATCAGCCACGGGGTAACAGTTGTCAATAACATCCCCGCGAAGGAGCTGCGGGATATCGCCAGTGAGTTATTGGAGCGTCGAGAGAAGGAAAAGGAGAGCAAAAATAATGGTTGATCAAGTTGAAGAATTGGTTTTACAAGTCGCTGAAGGCCAGCAGGTGGCCATGATCCCGGTACATTTGATCTTCCCGAACCCGGATCAACCGCGTAAAAACTTTGACGAGGAGAGCCTGCAAAGCCTGGCTGACTCGGTCAAAGAGCACGGCGTATTACAGGCGATCACCGTCCGTGGTCCGTTCCCGGACGATGGGCATTACTGGCTGATCGCCGGTGAGCGCCGTCTGCGAGCCGCAAAGATGGCCGGGCTTGCAACCATCCCAGCAGTGATCAGAGCTGCGGATGAAGAGACCAACACATCCGAGAGCCTTGAGCTAGCCATGATCGAGAACTTGCAGCGCGAGGATATGTCACCGGCAGATGAAGGCAACTCCTACAAGCGCCTGCGTGAAGAGTGTGGATACACCGTGAACCATATTTGCAGGCTGGTAAACCGGTCAGTGGCAACGGTGAACGCAAAGCTGGCAATCGCAAATATGGAACCGGAGATCCAAAGGTACTACGTCCGCGGCGGGCTTCCCAGTGATTACGTTGCCGTTCGAGCTATCGCCAACCTTCCGGATGATAAGCGGGTCAAGGTAGCTTGCAGTCTTGGAGCCAGGAACGCATCCAGAGGAGCTGTGCTCCGGGTATGCGCGACCATCATGCGCGGGTTCAGCGACCAGAAAGCCCACGTCAAAAGGAGACCATCTGCATCCCCCAGCGTGTCCTATGTCGATAAGCCGGATAATCGGCTGTACGCCGTGTTGAAGAAACAGGGTGTTGTTCCTGAGTGGAACATGCTCGAAGCTGCGGCAAGGGAAACCTGCGTGAACTGCGCGATTGCAGATACCGCGACCGATTCCATCTGTTCAGAGTGCCCGGCTACCGAGCTGGTGAAACGTCTTTGCAAGAAAATCACGGAGGTGAACTAGTGTTACCCGGAATTGATGTAAGCCATTATCAAGAAATGATCGACTGGAAGAAGGTAAAGGCCAGCGGCGTCAAGTTTGCCATTATCAAGGCCAGCGAAGGGATCGAATATGTTGATCCTCTGTTTGAAGACAATTTCAGGGGATGTATCGATAACGGTATCGTGCCAGGAGTGTCGCATTTTTATTTACCGCGCTACGATCCCGTTGATCAGGCAAAGCATTACTGGAATACGATCCGCGACGTCGCCAAAGGCCATAACTATCTGCCTCCTGCAAATGATCTGGAAACTGCTGGAATAACAAAATCACAGATGAATGACGATATGTCAAAATTCATGCAGGCCACGAAAGAGTACGATGGACGCCCTGGAATATTCGGCACGTCACCGGGATTTTTTACCACATACTTGCCAGTACCAGTGCTCAGTCAGTACCGTCTATCAATCTCACAGGTGGATTGGATTTCAGAATATCCTCTGTGGATTTTCCACTATACCACCGGCTGGCCGACTCAAATTTACCCGTGGGCCGGTTGGACCTTCTGGCAGTATTCCAGCGCCGGAAAGGTTAGCGGTATCCGCACCCGGGTTGATCTGGACTACTTCAACGGCAGCGAAATCGACCTGCGTGAGATGGCCGCGACAATAAGGATCAGTGGGTAGGATTTGATCGCCCAATTACGAAGGAGATAAAAAGGGATTAGTGGTATGATTGAGGAAGTATCTGTCACACATTGCGCGGGATTGATCTGTGATAGATATAACTCATCGACCTAGTTGCCTAAATAACTATGAACAATCCATTTGCATTTATCGCGCTGTTTATACTTCTCCTTGTCGTGATCGCGATCTCGGTTATTGAAGCCGCTGTAAAGCACAGGCAATATGTTACCGGCTCCAGGAAATACTGCCAATGCGGGAAGGAATTGGCGAGGGAGAACGTGCCGACAAATTACAATCCAATTACCGGCGAGCCGAGATCAATTATCCATGTCGTAAAATGCCCTGATTATAAAAATTGGATCACGGGTTTGAGTATCCTGAACGATGACGGTACCAAAGTTGAGCACAATAATGGCCATGATTACTACACTTGGACAGAAAGATTGAAGCGCTGAACATTCGATTTTCACAAACCCCTGCTTTTGCAGGGGTTTTCTTATACCGAAAACCTGTTCTACAATACCCGAATTTGCCCACAGGATGGCAAAATCGGGGCCTTACAGCCAAAATAGGTATAAATAACCCCCTGCGTGAGGAGAAAGAAGCCGCAGGGGGTGTTCGCAACCAGAGCGCAGGAGTCGCCCCAGTGTGCTACCGTTTGGGAATTGCTGTAAACTGGCTCTTGAGTCCATACTCCGAGTGCCACATGAATCCTTCCGCAGCTTGGAGGGCGCCAACATACCCGCCGTCGAACGTCCAGGCGTCAATTGGTACCAGTGAACGCAGCTCGCGTACGAGCACACCCATGTGCTCGTCTGTTAGTTTCCGCTGGGATTCTTCCTTGTGATGGACATGACCCGTGTGGAATTCTCTGAACTTGGATGCAGCCCACAGATCAGGAACTTCGACCGGCATCAAGGATTGAAGAAAGCCGCGCTTCTCATCCTTACCGTGACTGAACCCGATCAGGCACTTACCGTACGCATAATACTTGCGCTTCACAGCCCGGTTGTCGATGTGCACCCGGTCGTTATTGTGGTAATACAACTCCAAACCATCACCGAGGTAGAAAATGCGCTCCTCGTCGTGGTTACCCGGAATGATCAGCACGTCCACCGGTGCGATGGAAGCACACGCGTCGATAATGTCCGTCGCGAGCATCCGACCGGCCCGGTATGTTTTCTGCCAGCGAGTATCTTCCTGCTGCCGGGTGCCGTGGCTGGTAGTACCCTCTTTGTTGTTTGCGTTATAAAAATCGTTACCGAAGGGCAGCAGTATTTTGTTTATCTTGAATATCTGTGAGTAAGACAGCAGCTCAGTGATCACCTGCATGGCCATCTCGCGCGCGATCTTCAGGTCGTAATTCTCTCCGGTCTCTTCTGCCCACGTCTGGCGGCCATAATGCAGATCGGGCATTGCCACTTCGTATAGCAGGCCATCCGGATACTGCTTGAATTTCAGCTTTGGGTATCTGGGTGCTGCGGCCTTTGCGTCATCGATGATGTCCTGAATTGCCAGCCGGATGCGTATCTCATCAGTCTTGCGCTTGAACCGGACACGAATGTGGTACATGGGTACGACCAGCATCTCACCGCTATCTTCCACATCGCCACTGGTGACCCTGCCATCTTCCACATGCCAGGATACTTTTCGATCTTTCCGGTACCCTTCGGAAGTGTGGATCTCAAAACTATCTACCATCCAGCGGGTCATGTCGATATTGCACTCGTTTATCACGTCGTCTTTTGTCATCATGCGCCTGCTCGCGCAAACGACGTTGATAAAATCCTCGCTCTCTTTATAGGTGGTGCTTTCCTCACCAGGCCCCGGATCAGTATCTACTCCTGCGTTCCGGTTCAACCCAAGCTGAGTCAGCTTCATGCGGATTGCATCGAAGCCGATACCGATGATCTTTGAATACGCTTTTGAAAAATCTGATTTATTCAACTCTGAGTCGTACCACGCCGACTTCAGCTCCTTGATTTCACCCTCCGTCCACCTATGCCCGTTGTTCACATGATCCTCGCTTCAGAGTGCCCCGGAGTTCATCGCTCCGGGGCTGGTAACCGATATTGTTTGCGTGGTTAGCTTTGTTTTGGTTCACCCATGAACTTTGGACCTTCAAAGACAAAGTCTGGACACTCGAACACCGGAGTAACCATTCCGGTGAGCAGATCAACGCCAAAAAGTAAATTGGCTTTCGGACAGTTTTCTTCTGGAATTCCCGGTTTGAATTTTGCGCAGAAATGACACAGGCAGCACTGACGGTGCGTGCCTTTCTGGTTTTCGTCAACCCAGACAGTCTTGCCGTGGTGCTCGTATTGGATAAATTTTTGTGGCATAGCGACTCCTATTTGACGTAATCGATGTACGCCTGGTTGATCCAGGCTTTCTCATTCCAGACCTTGACCCAGGTCATACTCTTACCGTTATCAGAAGGGACAACCTGCTGCAAACCTTTTTCAAGCATGATCGTTTCACTGGCATGGATGATGCCTACCGAGTAACTGAAATCAGCCGGGAAAGGTCGTTTGTTGAGCGCTGAATATTCTGGCTTCAACTGAGCGGTGTCGAAGTCGACAACGGTCGGCAGCGGCGTTTTGCTGATCCCGAAGTAGGCGTACATTTCCTCTTTTGTACCGCGCATGAAGTTTCCATCGATCGGGATCTTCACGCCAGGAATGCGTGCCCGGTCACCCGTCCACTGCCACAGCATCGGGTCCACCACGGGGTTTTTGAGATAGTTTCCGTATGGTTTCACCGGCCCGCGCTCCCATAACTGCGCGAACGTGAGCGTAGTCTCAAAGCGCGGGTAGTAGGTGTACAGAGCGCCCCAGTGGCGCTTACTAGCCAGCCACAGCTTATCGCTGGGTTGGCAGAAAATGCGCTTCAACCACTCATCCCGGCTGTAAATGCCGGTGATGTGTTTTGTGTCCATGCCCCATTCGTCCAGGGTGTCCGAGTAGTCCATGTTCACCCGGCGAATATCTGCTTGCGGAATCTTAATCACGGCAGATTGCGGAATCTTGCCTTGCAGCGCGGCCAGGTATTGAGCGAAGTATTTGTATTCCTGTTCAGCGTCAGCCCATCCGGACGGGATGCCGAACATATCCAGGCGTTGGATAAAGCGGGACGCCTGCTGCTTTCCGTCGTAGTTTGGATCGACCCAGCCGTATAGGCCCAGCACGAGCATTCCAGCAGCTCGTGCCCTGGCCACGTGTACCTCGGTCATAGCGTCATCTTTCAGGATGATCGCATCAACACCACCGGCTACCAGTGCTGCGTAGTCTGGCATGATGTCGTAATGTGACATATCGAATACCCGCGCGTTGCGCTTCTGCATGTTCCAGGCTTCTAACACAGTTACACTCCCTTCTCGAAAAATGGTTCTGGATCAACTATGCCGGCTGGATAACCGGCGGTATTCATTCCTTCAACTTTCATGGTCAAATGCAGGTGAGGACCGCCGGAGTGGCCGGTATTTCCGGACAAGGCGATCAGCTCACCGGCTATGACTTTCTTTCCATTCCAGACAAACGACTTTGACAGGTGAGCGTAAATGGTCGTTACCTGCCACTCTACCCCACGATCATCGATAACCTGGTGCCCGATGGTGATGTGTAAGCCGTAGTTTCCATGTGAATCAACCTCGACCACGATTCCATCGGCGCAGCAATGCACCGGATCACCAGGGGGGCAGAGAAAATCAACACCCTCGTGACCGGCGAATCCATACGGCATATAGTTTTCCGGATGATCGCCGAAATGCTGGTTGATATCCCGTTTTACCGGTCGCTGGATCGTGAACATGGTTATTTTCCTTTGGTCAGTTTGTTCAACTTGGCCGTTTTCTCGGCAGTCATGGTCTCGCCTTTGCGGATCACGATTGCGGCGTCGGTGTCCGTGGCATCCACGGCGCGGTTCATTGCGAATACCGTGGCCTCAAGACCGGCGGCGTCGCCGTCACGTAGGAAAATGTGTGCAGCATTCAGAATGTGCAAGACCTTTGTATACGCGGTCACGTCAGCGCCTTTGAGCTGACGCTGCTCGATCTCGGATTGCAGGATGGCCATTGCCGTAGCAATAAGGGAAATGACAACGTAGATCATTTGTTACCTCCGTTCAGTTTTTTTGTTTCCTCTCTCGTCAATCCGATCGCCAGAAGAACGGCTCCGGATTCAATGCCCTCGATGAGTGGCTTTTCCTTACCAGGTTCGGTCAGGGTTTCAAGTAGGGCATTCAAATTGCCGCCGACATCACGCTGCCCAAGCAGGAATTGACGGTTCAGGCGGCGGTACCAGTATTCTTCTTCCTGGGCTTCGAGAGCGTTCTTGTCCGCTTTTGGAATCTCTTGAAGAATGGCATACAAGGTCTCGCACTCCTGAAGACGGCCAGCGAGAAGGATGTTTTGTTGCTCGATGGAACGCTTCTTTTTGCCTATCTCAATGCCGAGTTTTTCAAATTCTAGCGATTGCAGATAATTCATCTTGCCGTTGTCCATGCTCCTGCGTTCTGCTTCGATGATCTCGATGTCTATCTCGGTAAGCCGGATCTCATCCGTGATATTAGCCAACTCGAACATAAGACCTTGCAGCTCAACCAGAACCTGCTGACGTTGGCGTGCAGGTAGATCATGCTGCCCGACAACGAAATGCCGGAGCGCATAATCTGACCGCCCCTGGGAAAGCTCGATCATCTCATCGAGCAGATCCCGAAGTTTCGATTCTTCTTTCTTTGCTTCAACGATCTTGTTTTCCATTCTTTTTTTCTCCTGTTTTCAGAATGAGTTATAAGGCGGCGTAACTTGCAAACCCGCCTCCCGTGTAAAGAGGATAATTACTGAACGACGCGTAAGTTCCGGTGCTCGCGGATAGCTTGTTTGCGGCAGCCGCCCCGCTAACATACCCGTATGCCACGCCGTCGGTAACACAAGCTCCCAGGATAATATTTCCGGCTGGTGTGCTGCTATGGTTTGCATCTGTTGCCGTCGCGTACGTTAGCTTCCTGGTGTAGGCCGTTCCGGAGCCATTGTTGTAGCACCTGTACCCAGCAGAAGCCAAAATGCTGACATAGCAATACCCTTCGGCGTAATTCCCAAGATAAGCCGAAGCGGTATCGGTGAATGTTTCAGTAGAGATGTCCAATTTGTCGGTGTTTACAGAAAGACCACCGCCAACGTAGCAATAGGTGCCATCAGACACGCCGCCCTGGCTGACACGTGTACAAGTGAGGTTGTTCCCGGAGCTTTCCGCATCAGTAGCAAAGGTTGTTTTTACAGTACAGTTTGAATTTGAACCGCCAGTTCCGGTACCCCCAGCCGCCCATCCCTTTGTCGAGAAATTGATCCCGGAACGGTGATTGTGTCTGGTGATGGAAGAGACGGTCAGCGTTGAAATTGTCTCGGTAGAATACGGGATTTTGTACCGGGTATTTTGAGCATTTGCGTTTGCCCCATCTGTTGATCCAAAAAACAGAAAAGCCGCAACTGTTCCGTAACTCATTCCAGCACCGCGAGCACGGTTACCGCCAAGCTGAGCACCGGCAACAGTAGCCCAGGTTTCAGTGGCCATTGTGAATTTTTGAGATGTTGCGTAACCGATGCTCGTTCCGCTCCATCCGCCAAAATTCCAACCAGACGTACCAATAATCGCCTGGCGATAATTGTCTACCAACATGGCGGTGACTGTTCCGATTGATCCGGCAGCTTTTGAGGAGAGAGCAATGGCGAAAACACCTGGCTCTCTGAAATACGATCCACCGGTGGCATATCCTGCTGTCGTTGAAGAGATCAGAAATTGGCCAATAGCGATAGCCGCAGCGTCCACGTTGACAGTGCAAACCTTACCGGCGCCGGTGTATACGGGTCCACTGGCATTATTTGCAATGGCTGACTTGACCACTCCCATGACACGCAGGTCTTGCAGATAGGTGGTTGTGGTGAATGCAGATGCGTTCGCTGTATCAAAAGAGACGACGTCACCAGCAATGCGGTCTAAACCTGATTTGTTCGTCAGAGTAGCAGCGTCTGAAGATCCACCTCCGCCGTATGGCACCCAGTTGGCCCCGTTGTACCGGAGTAAGAATGCACCAACGGTATCCAGTGTGACCGGAGATCCACCAGTGAGAAGGATGTTGCCGTACCCAGAGCGAAGAGAAACCACACGGGCAGTATTTGCAGACACCAGACCGATAACGTCGCCTGTGGCGCCGCCGGTGATGGTATCCAGGTCATCAGCAGATGCGCTCCCTTCAGTGTCTACCTGGTAATGGCTTTCTCCAACAGAAGGTGTAACCGCGATCGCGCCAGTAGCAATGGTCTTGTTTGCGCCAGCCACTGACAATAACCTGATCGCATCCTTGACCAGGTTGTTGTAAAGGGTTGGTGTTGCCTGGGTTTCACCTACGGTCGGGATGGTTGCAGAATTAGGCATAATTTACCTCCAATGAATACTCGAACGTCAGGTCTCGAAGACCCGCTGAATTGTCGTAAGTTTGTAAATAGTGGCTGAATAAAGTCCCGCTATCCGGAGTCGCCGATGCTGCGGCTCCACCAAAAACACCAGCCTCCTTGATGTTGTAGGCAGATTCACTTTTCAGGTAGAACTCCGAAAGGTATATCGTTGACCCAGAACGTGTTTTTGATGTCCATGTTTTCCTGGCTACCTCGGCCCCAAGCACCGTATCAGCGGACACAGGAGTGGTGGAACTTGTGCCGATGGCGTGGTAGGTCAGACCGGTGGTTTCGTCGCCTGTCAGCAGATCCCCAACCAGGGCAAGACCAGCAGACACGATCAGGTTCTTGACCTCGCTTTCAAACACGAGGGCGCCGTGTTTCTTTTCGGCAAGGAGCATGGCTGTGTTCAGGCTGTACCCGTTCTCCAGGTATCTTTCGATTACGCCCGGTTTCCATGCACGTATCCGGGAGTAACCCGTCAGCTTGATGGATTCAGAATTTTTCATTGTCATGGTGTGAATGTCCCAAAACCCCAAATAAACGCATTCGCCGGGGTTTCTGAAAAGTAATATGGTCCGCTGGTAGCGGTCACAGATGTTGTCTCAGAAAGCTCGATCCCTTCAACGATTTGGAGCACTTCATCGAGCACTTCCTCATCCGACCAGGAAATCTTTTGCTTACTGCTCTTTGCCAGCCTGAGCATGAAATCGATCAAACCGGGGTTATAGGTACCCATCGAAACCGAGTAGTACGCTCTGCCGTTTACGTCGATCTTTGTAGAGACCTTCTGGATCACGAACGAATCGTTGATCCCACGCAGGCTATCCACCAAAGTAACGATGTGTCCTGCTCGCAGCCCTGGTTGATCCACCTTCAAACTAATGGCGGTTTTTTCCATGCTGTTTTGTGCCAGCTTTGTCATGCCAGCCAAACGAGCCACGGCTTTGTCTGTGATCGTGGTATCGATGATCACGTCATCCATGTACATGCCGTAGTATTCGTAGCTTTCGGTGTCTTGTAGCCTGGTACGCAGCGGAACCTCGTACTTGGCTACCACCTTGACCGCATTCGGGAGATCAGGCCAGGCATTCTGCTGCTCGAGAACTTTTTCCTGGAAGTAATGCAAGACCTGACCGGTAGCGGTTAGGTCATCGATGTACCCGGTCAGTACGGTGAGCGCTGTCCATACCGGTGAGGCTTGCGTGCCATCGTTGCGGTACACCTGGATAGCCGTTTCTCCATCTGGAGCGTGCATCTTGAACGGAAGCGAGACGCGGGTATCTTGACCGGTTCCTGCGAGATAAAAAGTGGCGTCTTCCGAGTAGTAATTTCCACCAACAACTTCCACGCGGTTGACAACGCCAGAACCATCCTTATTCACTTGCAAATCGTAGAAAGGATAAGTTGTTGACATATCCGGGCTGCTCGATAAACCAAAAGGAGCAGGGGTGCCGGATGTTCCAGTCTCAAAGAAATGCAGCTTTTTGTCGTAGTCGACATACCAGTCTGCATTGGCCAGGTTCGCCAGTTGTTTGATCGCGTCGAACAGGGTGCAGCGATTGAATCGCAGCCGGGTATGAGTCTTGATTTCTTCCACATAGGTGGACACGTCAAATCCTTCTCCGGGCAGGTACTTCGCAAAGAATGCGGCGATCATGGCCTTGTCGGTCATGTTGGAGTATTCCTCTTTGACAATTACCTTCTCAAAACGAACGGAATAATCGGACGCGTCCACTTTCGCATCGGTGTTCAGGTTGATACCTAATTCATCCTCTGTGGTTAGAAGGTATCCGCCAAAGATGCGTTCAGCGCCGTTCAGAGCAATTACCTCTTGCCAGCTCTCCAGGTTGAGACTGAGACTTTCGATAAGGGATGCCGAATATGTGTCCATCTGCTGCGTTAGGATGTTCTGGATCGACAACGATCCAGGCTTGATCTTGGCAGTGACATCAACGCCGCCGATGGTCACGGTAACGGTAAGCAAGTCAGGGAAGGTCATCCTATTGTGACTCCCTGGGCTTTCATACGTTTGAAGATCACATCAGCAACCTTTTCTGGATCGTCAGAGCCGGAAACGTTGATCGTGATGTAGTTGACTGTGCTGCCTGATGCGGAGGATACTGGCGTGGCGTAATTGGCCACGTTTGACACATTCGCATACGGTTCGGCGATCATTCCGTTGACCGCGTTATTCATTGCGTTTTCCATGAGCGGTGCACCAGCCTGGATACCAACAGCTGCGCCAGCCGGCACAAAATAAAATAGGTCTTCCATGACCTTTGATGGGGACGCGATACCGAGGTCTTTTTTTATCTTGGCGATGAGTCGTTCCACCCCACCGGTAACCCACTCGATGATCGCCTTCCAGCCATCCTGAATACCTTGTTTGATCCCATCGGCAATGTCTTTGCCGACCTGCAGAAAATCGCCGATCTTATCCTTGATCTTTTGCCATATCTCTGTGACTTTTCCACCAACAGCCGTGACGATCTCGCTGAATTTGGAGGATACAGAAGTCTTGATATCAGACCATGCGTTTGAGAAAGTGGTCTTTATGTTATTGATGATAGGGGTAAGAACATTGATTATTGGCGCGAACACCGCTGAGACAACCGAGACAATGGCATTCCAGGCGGTGGATGCTGCGTTCTTCAACCAATCCCAGGCTGCCGTAAACACTCCGGAAATGGCTCCCCAGATCGCAGAGAACGTGTCACCGACTGCCTGCCATACTCCCTGCCAGATCGGCGTGATCCAGGCAATGAAAGCGGCAATCTTTTCGTTGACCGCCGCGGTAATCCGCTGCCAGACGACGGTAACGATCAGGACAATGTCATCCCAAATTTTGCGCCAGCGCTCCCGGACTTCTTCGGTAATTCCGATGGAAATCAGGAAATTGTTGAAGCCAACCTGAAAACCGGTAACGAGGTTGGTCCAGAACGTGGTCAAGCCGGTAACGATGTTATTCCACAAATCTGTGAACCACTGACCGATGCTGTCCAGCCAGCCGATGATTCCGGAGCCTGCGTTATCTGATCCTTCGGAACTGCTGCCGATCAGGTTATTCCAAAAATCTTTTACACCTTGAACGATGCCATTCCAGGTATCCGAGAACCATTGTCCAATGTCTGCCAGCGATGTGCCGAACAGTCCGGCGATCCAGTCCAGAGCTGCAACGAGGGTGTTCCAGATGGTGGCCCAGGCAGTAGCCGTTATCTGCTTCATCGTTTCCCATGCACCAGACCAGTCGCCAGTGGCAACCTGCATCATTAGCGTTGCCATTTTCAGAACGATGTCAATAATTCCGCTCAAGAGCGGTTCTACGACATTCCAGAACGACACGACCGCGTTGATCACGTACTTGAAAACTTCCGCTACCTGGGAGACGTACCGTTGGATAAGCGGTCCATTTTTTACGTACCAGGCAGTGACTTTGTCGAACTGGGTGACGAACCACGGGATAGTTTTTCCGGCCAACTCACTGAACTTGGTGACCAGGGTTCCCCATACATCTTGAAAAATGGCTATCAATCCGGGGCCGTTTTGATCCCAGAATGCCTTGATGTTATTGAATCCCTCGGTAAGTTTCGCGGGTACTTCTGCCTCTGAAAGCGTCTGCTTCAGGTTATTGAAACCTTCCCGGATGGGTGAAATGAATCCATTGATAATGTCCTGCGATTGCTGAGGAAGCCCTGCAAACAGAGCTTCGATGAATTCAGGTGACAAGACATCGCCTGTATCCTGAAACACCGCAGACAGGTTGGACAGATAATCGATAACGCCCTGGGTGAAGTCGCCGAACTTTTTACCGGCTTCTTCGAGAGCGCCGGAATTACTCAGATCGATAAACTTGTTCAGGATACCGTTCAAGAAGTCGGTCACGACCTGCAGCGCCGGTCCAAAAACCTGCGGCATGGTCAGGATAAAGAGATCTGAAAAGGTGGACTTCAAACCCTCGAAGGTACGGCTCATACGCTGGGCCGCGCCACCGAACTGCTCGTTGGCATACTTCTCAAACGCACCGGCAAACTGCTCCCATGTGATCTTCCCGGCAGCAATCGCGGCGTTGAAATCTTCATAGTCGTTGATGGTCAAACCGAACTGCTCGCCGATCCCGGACAACGCACCATTCAGGTCAAAACCAGCCATTGCGAGCTGCCGGACGTCCATCGCTGTGACCTTGCCCTGCATCCTGATCTGCGCCAGGTTGTAGCTCATGCGCTGAAGCATGTCGTCTGTTGCACCCACACCGGCGGCCATATTCAAAATTCCGTTCGTAAAGCTCATGGCCTCATCACTGGCAAACCCGAAGGCCATAGCCAGCCGGAAGGTGTCCTGGATCGTTCCCAGACGATAAGGGGATTGGATCGCAATATCTCGCAGTTTCCCTGCGAGTTTTTCTGCGAGTGGGGCTGCTTGATCCAGCGCGTCATTCAACGAGAGCGTACCGTCGGCTGCTCTCAGCTCGCGCGACAGGAGCGTGGACAGCCCCATCTCGAATGTTTGCATTTGTGCAGTGGCATTGATCGCCTGAGCGCCAATGTCGAGGATTTGCCTGGCGATACTGGTGAGCATCTGCGCAGAGATAATTCCGCCGGCGATCTCGCCCATGCGTGACAGGGCACCACCGATACCACCCAGCGGCCCGGATGCTTGGTCTTTGCCTTCGACAAGAATTTGCAGTGTATAAGTCGTCATTTTTTCTTTTTCTCAGGTTGTTCTTCGATCCAGGCTCTCCACCGATAAAGCCACCGCAGTGTCAACGGTTCTCCGATGATCTCCCAGGGTGGCTTGTGGTACATATCCGCCATTGCGAATATCTCAGCCCACCAGGGAACCGGGTCAGATGAGGCACCGGCCTTCCCGGTAAACTTTCTTAGGCCGCGCCTTTCGCCGGGGGGACTGAATCAGCGGCTCCCATGATCACCGAGAACATTTTTGTCAGCTCGTCAACAGTGACCAGGTCGAGGATTTGATTCTTTCCGAATTCATCTTCCGGCTCGATGATGTGCTCGAACAACAGGGCACGGGCGCCGTCAACATCTTCCGGGGTGGCTTTCTGTGGCTGGGTGAAGGCCCGCTGCGCAGCCAGCATGGCGCGGTAACGGGGCATGAATCCGGGGGCGTCCTTTTCAAGGGGGCGCACCCGGACTTTTAGCGTTTGCACGTCAAAGACTTTGGTCTTTTCGGCTTCGTTGGTAATGATCTCGATATTGTTGTTCGGTTGGTCAGACATTTTTTCTCCTGTTTATGCCTATGTTTTTGGCTAGGCTAAGGTGGTTACACCGTTGGTCAGACTGAGCTTGAGCCAGTTGGTCAGGGTGCTGTGGTACATGGGACTCAAGGTGAAATCGAGGGTGGCGATGCCGTCAGCATCCGAGATGTACTTCGGGGCTTCCGGAGCAAACCCTGCAAATTGGATCTGGAAGATTTGTGTGCCGAGGGTGAACGTGATCTGCACCTTGGCTTTGAACGGGGTGGGCAAGGTCGGGTTAGCGATGGACTGGTAGTAACCCGCGGAATTCGCGTCCAGCTCCATCGACATCTTGAGCTGGTTGGAACCAGCATCGATCTTCTTGCCAATCTTGTGCGTAACCGGGTAAGCACTGCCAATACCCATCTGAAGCATCCAGCCGAGGTTCAGGCCGAGTTCCAGACTGTACGCCAGGGGAACGAGGGTTGTGGTGCCCATCGTACCGGCCCAGGTATCCAGCTTGATGGCTGCCTGGTTGGAATGAAGATAGTTCACAGAGCGATCCAGGAGCACGGCCAGTGCATCCGATTCCACAGAGTGGCCCAGATACTTGGCGTCAACAGTGACACGCTTATTGCTCTCGGCCTTGATGGAAATCTCATTGCAGACCGCTCCCTTGAGGCAGCGGGTATCCAGTGCGGAGCCGTAGGTGATGGTGTTCAAGCGCGGGGTGGGGACAGCGGTCAACGGTGGCGCGTACGCACGCACGTATCCGGGTCCAGCGCCAGGGGTGGCTTCCCCGAACATCGAATCCAGGTGATAGGCAAGGTCTTCGTAACTCGCGTCGCCTTTGATGGTGGCTTCGCCGGTGATCTTGTCAACGGTGGCATCGAAGGCTGGGGCAAGGGAGGCGCGTGCTTCCTCAACGATGCTGGTCTCGACGTTTGCAGCCAGCTCAACTTCGCTCACGCCCATGAGCTTTACGGTCGGGGTCACCGCCGTACCGATCACGGACTGCTTTGCGAGCTGTGTCTGGAACAGGTCTTTTTGATTGTCAGGCATTGCTGACCTCCTTCTTTACTTTTTCATCGGCGCTGGCGTACACGCCGGACGATACGAGTTTTTCGACAACTTCGGCGGGGAGTTCTTTGACCTCCGCTTCGGTCAGATTGCGGGTCGGGACGCCCATAAAAAACTGCTTCCCGTCACCTTTGTAAATTAGTGCGCTCATTTGTCGGGTGCCTCCACGGTCACCTTGATTTTTTCGAGCAGATACGGATTGCCATCGATGTACGGGATAGCGGTGATCTGCGACGGTTCCGGGGTGTAGTCAACCACCCGGTAATTGGTGCCGGACTGGTGGGTCACAAACCAGGCAGCCAGTGCCGCTTCGCAGGTGTCGATCTTGTCCTCCCGCTGCTGCTCTGTCAGCGGATTGGATTTGTCACCGTCGTAAACGAGTATTTGGAGTTCAAGATCGATGTGGTTGTCGTAGACTTGTGCGCCGATCCCACGGATGCTGCGCTGGATACCGGCGGACAAGACCAGGCAAACCGGACTTTCGCCGTCCAGTTTTCCTTTCTGGTAGCCATAGACCGAGGAGAACACTTTGCCACTCCCGGCCACGGCAGACGACAGCGCGGTCACGATCTCATCACGTACGGTTTCACGGGAAAGAGTTGTCATGGAAGCTCACTTATCAGGTAACGAACGGCTCTCGCGCCTATGTCTGATCCGCGCTCTGAGACCGTCCGCTCGTAGAAGGCATGTTCACCACCACGGGCATTTTCAACTTCACCGTAAACAGCAGCACGAGATCCGGAGCGCCAGTTCTTGGCAGCCGGATCGGGGTGGATGATGAAACGTGCGGGTCCGTCCTGGTCGATTCGATGGCTGGCTCTCAGTGTTCCGGTGTCAACGTGGGTGATCGAAATCGCATACCGTTCAGCTTCGACTGCTGCGTACCTGGCAGCTCGTCCAAGACCACCTTGCGGCTTTACTGCCGCGATCAGCTTCAGGTTGGCAGCCTGCGCTTGCTGCAAGCCCCGAATGGACATATTCCCGCTCATTCTTTCAAGTCCTCAAGAATCAGTTGAAGAAAGCCGGTGGTATCGGCGATAAAGGTTTGCAGCAGTTCGTGTGGGGTATCGAGGCCCATTGTTGAGGCCAGTTCCGCACTGACGGGGTCGAGTGGAGTTACCGTCAACCCCGTCAAGTACGTGGACGCCGCGAGGCGCTTATCCCCGGATGTAGTGGCGCGTTTCGTGGTTGCGGATATAGTGGCAAGTCGCTGAAATGAAGCAGAGTAGGTTCCTGTCTTCGCCCAGTCAGAACATGCCTTTACTGGATATTCTTTGGTGCCAATCACGAGGATGTCGCCTTCGCGGATGTCAACCATTTAGTCCTCGGTCTCCTGGAAGTTCTGCACCAGGTTGCCGTATTCGAGGGTAGCGTTGTTGTCTCCATACGCTCGCCGGATGTAGTCTTCTTTGCGCTGGATCGCTTTATCGAGTTCAGACGTGAGGTTGCTCATGGACTCAGAGCGCGGCCCGATGGTGAAGTTGTTGAAGTCGGAATTACCGAGGATGTTCTGAAGAACGCGCAACTCAGCACGGTCGAAAAATTCTTCGATCTGATCGTCCGTAAGAGCGGCCAGGTTGGCGTCGGTTACTGTGATACTGGAAACAAGGCCCATCTTGCGCAAAGCCGAGGCTAGCGGTCCGTTCAAGTCAGCGTTGGTACCGACCACGGTCACGGCCATGCTTACCAGGGCCATGCGCTTACCGCACCGGCTCACGAGTTCAGTTTCAGCGTTTGCGCGTGTGATGGTCATGGGTTAGGCCCCGATTGCGAGCCAGTTGATATTCTTGGCGGCGTCAGCAGCGATCATGGTTACATCAGCGTCGCCGGTGATCTTCCAACATTTCAAGATCACAGAACCAGCAGCTGGAGCGCCTGCCTGGTCACCGATGGTTGCGGATCCCCCCGCCAGGGTGTCACCATCCAGATCGTCTTGCGGAGTGGCGATCACAGCCACGACGGTGGTGAGGCCGGTTACAACAGTGGCGGTTCCGGTGACAGCAGCGACGCCGCGGGCAAGTTTGTAACCACCAGCGATACCGCCAACAAGTGCGTTGATCTCAGCGGCAGTCTTGGTGATCGAGGTTCCGGCACCAGCGCCAAGTTTTAGGTCAGCTACGGCCAGAGCGTCCAGGTTCTTGTTGGCACCCAGGACGACAGCCTTCGAGGCCGCGGCGGTCCCGGCAGTCACACCAGCGACCTTGTTGATCTCGGCAGCGGTTGCGGTCACGCCATCGAGTATGTTGAGTTCAGCGGCGCTGGGTGTAACTTCTTCACCTTTGATGTGAAGGGTTCCCTTTATTTCCAGCTCGTGCTCAACGATCAGATAATCTTCACGTGCAGGTGTTTTCATGCGTTGGTCTCCTTACAAAATGGCTGGCAGGTTACCCCGCCAGCCATTACTTTGCCTTTGGCGGCTACTGACCGGCTTCCGCAGGTTCGTCGTCTGCCGGTTTCTCTTTGGTCTCAGGTCTCGGATCGGCGTCCTTGTTCTTGCTGGACTTCTTACCGGAAACCGAGATCCCTGCCTTCTCGCAGAGCATGTCGATCTTTTTGTCGATCTGATCGAGCTTCTCTACGATGGCTGCCTGGTCGGCTGCCAGCTTTTCCTGTGCAGCGACCTTCTTTGCCTCAGCGATTGACTGTTTCACGAGTCACCGCCTAGTGGCCAAACCCGGTCGGGGTGGTGTAAGCGCCGTCTGCGGATACTTCCATGCAGACGCCGTTCAAGCGGTTGCCAACCCCAAAGCCGAAGCGATGGGAGTAGAAAGCGTTGTTGAACGGGAATTCCTCATCCTGGGCGATCAAACGCAGGCCACCGGCAAGGCCGGTATCGGCGGGATCTTCACGCATCATCAGAGGTTTGGGGGCGTCGGCGTGAACGGCCATCAGGTATGTTGCAGGCAAGGAGCGCCATTCAACTACCCAGACACCGTCGCAGATACCGCGCACGCGGCCAGGGGTTCCAGCCGGAACGCCAACAACCTTGTCGGCGTTGTCGCCAGGTTGGATGAAGCGCTGGGTGACCGGGTCAAAATCGGAGAGGGCTTCGATCTTGTCAGCGATAGCGGTGGTGCAGAGCATCACGATGTTGGACCCTCCGGTCGGGGTGCCGAAGTGCTCTTCAAGTTCATCCCGGACGGTAATGCAAGGGTTGTTGCTGTCGCTGATGTTGGCAACGGTGTACCCAGAGTTCAGGTAATGGTCTTCAACGGCTTCGGTGTCTGAACCCAGCACTGCCGGATACACGGTAGCGTCACCATTTGCCAGAGGCTGTACGGAAAGCGAGCCGTGGATTGGATCAGCAAAGGTGATTGCAGAGCCGCTGTTATCATCAAGAAGAGCGCGCATGATCTCGCGGCGGACGGTGTTCACGTCCTGAATCTTGATGGTGTCGAGATGCTTGTTCAGTTGCGCAACGGTCATGTAGGCAAAGCCAACACGGTCACGGGAGAACTGAGCGCCGTAGTCAGACAGCGGGAATGCGACGTCCCAGTGTCCAGTCGCTTTGACAGCAGCAGGTTGTCCTTGAGTGCCAAGCGGTTGCAGGTAACCGCCGCCAGCGAGTTCATAGCGGCGTTTGAAGTCGGAGGTACGACCTTCCAAAAACAAACCCAGGATGCTGTTCAGCTCGTTGTTGTATTTCTCCAACTCAGCCTGAACAGCCTCGTAAACGATTTGCTGTCCAACGGTTTGAATCAGGGTTCGTTCCGCAGCGGCTTCTTGAATTCCAAGTGCGCCTAAAATACCAGACATGATTTACCTCCGTGTTACCCGGCCCAGCCGGTGACTTTGAGAACTTTGGTGGCGTCTTTGCTGTTATGCACAGCGACAACACGACCAACAAGCAGGGAAGTGTCCCCGGCTGCGTCTGCCAGCTCACCGACGCTGTTTGACACGTAGGCGGCGCTGTCGTACGCACCACTCAGGGTGTAGCCGTACAGCTCACCGCGAACGAGCACGGAGATGGCCTGACCGGCTGCAACAGTTTCCAGGGCAATGCCGCGGAATTGATCGGCAGCGGCGGCATTCGCGTCAGCCAGGCCGTACTTTCCGTTGCTGTCGATGTAAACAGGCTGACCGGCTTCGATGGCTACGCCAGCGATACCGTTGTCGATCTCAGCCTTGTGGGGGTACACGACCCCGATTTGTTCTTTGGTGCGGGTAATATCCGCCATTGTGGTACTCCTTCAAAAATGGTTGGTTAGAGTGCGATCTTCGGGCTGTTGTCCACCGGTGGGGTGACCGGCGGGATCGGCTTCTGCCCAGCCGGCGGGATCGGAGTGCCCTTACCTGGAGGCGTGGTTGCGGAAGCCTCGAACAGGTACGCATCGGTCTTTGCCAGCTCGACCAGGGCCTCTTCAATGCCCAGGGTTTTGCCGTCTTTCTCGCTGATCTTTGAGCGGTCGATCAGCGCAGGCACACGTTCAAGTGCTTCAGCGCGAACTGAGGGGCGGGTTACTTTCCCGTCTTTGTCCTTGATCTGGCGTGCGGCTGCCTGTTTGATCTCGCTATCCACAAGGCGCTTTTGCAGGTCTGCTATGGTGGTGTCCTTTGTGGTCAGGTCACCTTTGGCTTTTGTGAGGTCGTCCTGCGCCTTCTGGATGTCGGACTTGATTTTGTCGTCAGCGTCTTTCTTGGCCTTGAGGAAAGCCTGGTACTCGGTTTCGTCTTTCACGCCGAGCGCTTCGTAGAACTTCTTGCGTTCTGCTTCGGCTGCCCGGTTGGCCCGATCGGCAAACTGGCGATCCAGCTCTTCCTGCGTTGGGCCGCCATTACCCGTGGCGTTCGGTGGGGTGCCAGCCGGAGGAGTTGCTGTTGAAGTAGCAGGCGGTGTTGCGGGAGGGGTTCCCGTACCACCACCAGTTCCACCATCTGCCGGGGCATCAAAATAAAACGCAGGTCGTCCGATTTTCTTGAACATGACTACTCCTTTGCCGCCTTTGACCGCAGGCGTAGCGTGAGGGGGAGTGGGTCCCGCCGGGAACGCAAAAATCCCGAAGTGCACAGTAAGTGCGCTTCGGGATTCAATGCCTCGATCAGCGGGGGTAAAACTATTTTGTTGGCGGCATTATAGCGTGGTTTTTTCGTAACGTTCGTAGAAAACCGTCCAGAAGTCCCGGTGCATGGACTCTGCCAGGCTGGCAATATCCTCGTCCTTGTTGGTCCAGTCCCACTCTTTGAAGGTCACGAAATAGTTGACCGCGTGCATCAACTCATGGGCAATGTATCCAGAACCGATCAGCTCGTGCACCAGGTGCAGCTCGCCAAATTTCCGGCCAGCCGAGACGATCTGTGTCTCGCTGTCCCATACGTGATCATAGGTCAGACAGGCACCCAGCGCGTCCTGCAGCTTGCGATCCGGATAGGCTTTTGCGAAGGCTGCCCGCATGTATTCAGCGTCCTGCCAGATGAACACATGAAAATAATGGCCGTCCATGACGGGCAGCTTCCAGGTGGTCTCAATGCCGAGATGAAGTGTGTGCATGGTGGCCTCAGTGCTTGAACGCGTCTGCCGGGTGCTGATCCGGGTAGTTTCCCTTTGCCCGCTCGGATAGCCAGTAATCCGCTCCATCGCGCATTTTTGCGGTCAAGCCATCGTCATATTCTGGAAGGTACAGAACACCAGAAGTCCGGCACCACCAGTGAAAGCCGGGCCAGTCCATTTCATCCGCAAAGCGCGGCGTTCCGGTCAACTTGAACGGTTTATCGAGCGGCTGTATCTGACCATGCACCCGTATGCAACAGTCAGTTGTCCGGTTATCCAGGGCAGCGATTGCCTGTTTTTGGAAAACCGTACCATCGCCGGACTGAATCATGTGAGCACTGGCCCAATCCGAAAATCCAGACCACAGCAATGTGGCAGCTAAGGCAGCCAGATTGACGGCAATATCACTCGGCTTCAAAATACCCTGCCGGTCTTCGTCGCCGGTGATCTGCTCGGGTTCAGCTTCTGCAAGGATCATGGCCTGGATCATGGCTTCCTGAGCGTCCACGCGGGCAACCATCGCGTCGACAACAGCTTGGCGCTGAGCCTGGCCGGTTGGATCTCCGGAAACAGCAGTCTTGACACCATAGAACTGCATCTGCCGGGCAGCTTCCTCGATACCGATCCCTTGTGCATCTGTGAGCAAGGAAGTGGTCTCGGAGGAGATCGTACGCCGCAGCTCGTTCATCGTGTCAGACAGCGCGATAAGCGGGTACGGTTCTGAAATGGCAGTTTTCAGGGCGCGGTTGGCATTCCGGTACGCAGACAGCACAAACCCACGGGGGTGATCTGTCGTACCAATGCGAGCGAACAGGCCAGCGATTGTCTCGTTGGCCTTGACACCGGAATCTATTGCCTGCTTGAGTGGATTGGACATTTTTACTTAGTGTTATTCGGTGGGTTCGTATTCGATCCGGAAGTTTTCTTTGCAGGCGGCGTTCCTGCTGGGTTGGCGGCAAGCGCCCTACTGGCTTGCAGGGCAAGCATCTTCTGCTCCTGGGCGGTCTGGTAATCCGGGTCTTTTTGAAGCTCGGCAATCTTGTCGTCTGACCAGCCGTTATTTTTCAGGAATACCAGGAGCGGGATGCCAGCGGTCTTGGCTGCTCCGGCTGCGGTCCAGAATGATTGCTGAATTTCAAGATCATCCAGGGGGTCTTTGCTGTATACCGGGCGGTCTGCATCGATGCTGTGATCTAGGTCGCCTTTATCGAAGCTCTCAAGATCGAAGCCCTTGAATTCGTCATACCTGCGATACCCGGCAAGAGCAATGGCCATCTGCTGGGCACGCACGAGCGCATTATCGTAATTCGGGCGGCGCTCGTTCACCTTCGTGATCACCGGTTCCCGGTTGATGCGCAGTGCCCGTCCGGACACGTCGCCGGAGGCATTGTCGATGTCTTCAGATAGTTCCGGGTAATCACGTTCAATTTTGGCGATCATTTTCTCGATCCCAGCCAGCACGTCCGCGATCTGCAAGGGAGCAACCATCGGGGTAGCTGTGGAGCCAGGAGGCGCGTACACGATCGGTGTGTTCTGCCGGTCGCCTTCCGGATCACCGTTTTGCACAGCAGTGGTATCCGCGGTTTTACTGGGCTTTGGATCGACGCTCGGTTTGGGTACGCCGGAGAATAACCAGCTCGCATTGACCGACTTCCTGATCTGGTCATTGAGCAGGCTGGCCTGGTCGTCAACTTCGCGGAAATTGGACATGGCCGGGTGCATTTCAGACCAACCCCAGTCCAGACCAACATCACGGTGCTTGATAATGACCATCGGGACAAAGCCATAGTTCTCATCCCACTCTGCGATCCCATCGCCATCCCAGGCAAACAGGGAGTCGTCTTTGTAGGTCTGGTAATGGATATTCGGGTCGTTCTCTTTGCGGGTGCAGACCTCTTTGTAAACGGCCATATTGCCGGTCTTTGGATCTCGGCGCTGTTCCTCGATGACGTACCCGCGAACATTGCTGCGCACGTCAAACTCAGCATAAGACACCGTTCCCGGATGCACTGGCAGCATGTACACCCGTTTGCGCTTGGTGTCGTCGATGATCTTGACCACGGAATCACCCAGAACAGGGCCATGCAGGGTAACCATGCCCTTTTTGATCTGCCAGTTGGACCACTGCCAGATTTGCGCAATGGCCGGACGCAGACTCTCGTTTTCGGTAAAAATAGGAATGGCGGAAGGGGTTGTTTTTCCATCACCGGCGAGCGGGTCCAGTTTGCCGCCCCACAGGTGTGACTGCCACCAGTCACCCAGGCGATAAGCCGGGTTATAAATACCACGAATATACCGGTACAGTCCATAGGTGGCCATGTATGACTTGGCCCACGAGTTCACCTTGCGATAGGCGGAATTCTCGAACATGGCCCAGTTGATCTGGTAACGCGACAGCCGGGCGTTCCGGCTGTTGAAGTCATCCAGGGATACGGTCAGTGGGTTGCTGTTCGTGTACTGCTCTCTGAAAGCGGTTACTGCTGCCATAGTTGCACTCCATACTCTTTGTGACCAGTTCATGGGTTAGTCTCCCGCGCACCCCTTGCTGCGCTTTTTTCGCAGGGCTTCAAGCTCAATACGCAGGGCGATCAGTTCTTTTTCCTGCCGCTGCGTGATGTCTTCAAGCTCACCGATCCGGACATCCTTGCTTTCGATGATCTTTTCCAGGTCTTTGATCTTCTGATCACGTTTTTCCAGTTGATCAGCCAGACAGTCAATGCGCTTATCCAGTTCATCAATACGCAGCCGGAATTTCTCAGTTTGCGTGGCCATCTTTTCAGCAGCCTCGGCATACGTCTTCACGGCACTGGCTTCTTTTTCTTTGGACTCAGCCCTGGCTTTCTCCCCGCCGGCAATGGCCAGATACAGGGCACCAGCCGCGCCAGAAATCGAGACTGCCAGGGAGATAATTTCGGGGATTGATAAAGTCATATTAGTTCACCCAGGATAAATACAACAAGGCGGCTATGATGGCCATAGCCGCCAGGTTTTCGCAAAGGTTGACAACAATCAGGCTGCCGAACATTACTTCCCGGTTGTTTCTTCGGTCTCGATGATATATCCAAGTTCACCAGCTACCCGGCCACTGTTCGAGGTGCCGACTACCGGCAGACCTGCCAGGGCGCTCTCATGGGCTTTGCGGCTGATGAAGATCTGCACGACCAGGGCGATCATTGCCGTAAGAATGTTGGCGATCACTCCTGCCTGCTTATCGATAGCCGGTACCAGGTTACTTTTCCCGATCACTTGAAGCACGATCAATCCGACCAGTACGAATAGGTTGAGTCCAGCAGACCAGGCCGAGGCGGTACCGTCTTTGACGATGCCGACCGCTTTCAGGGCATTGACCGCAGCAGTGATGAACAGGGCGACCCCGGACAAACTGGCAAAGGTGACCAGAATTTCCGTAAGGTCAGGGAATGCGACCTCCTGGGGCGCGGGTGCGGTGATCTGGGCGACGGGTGCGGCGGTACTGGCTTGGACCGGGCCAGCGGTCAGAAAGGCCATGCACAGAGCGGTCGTGATCACGCTCAGGACAAAGAAAAAGCGAAAGGTCTTGTGTTTCATACTGTCTCCTTGTAAATAAAATGGGCAGCCGTCAACAAAGACGGCTGCCCTGGGAATCAA